TTCTGTCAAGAAAAAGCCTACATGGCTTAATTATTGGCCGGGTTCTGGAAGCGTAAGCGTTGATACAAATTACCCTGTAAAAGCGTATGTCGCTGACAACCCAAATCAACTATTCCAAGTTGCTACAGATGCTAGTATCACCAGTAGAGCAACTGCTCTGACTGCGGTATTTGCAAATGCAACGCTTGGAACTTCTGCCCGTACAGGTTCAACTGATACGGGACGTTCTAACTCAGCATTAAGCGTATCTTCAATTGCAACTACGGCAACTTTGCCTTTGCGTATTGTAGGTATTGTCGATGATGATGCAAATGGTGACTTTTCTGCAGCGGGTATTCCGTTGTTGGTAAGACTAAATGCTCATTTTAATGCTTCAACCCGTCGTTTTGATTCGCAGACTACTGCGGATTCAACTGGCATTTAAGGGGGCCTAAGATATGGCTATTTCAAGAGCACAACTAGCGAAAGAGCTTGAGCCCGGATTAAATGCTTTATTCGGACTTGAGTACGACAGATATGAAAAGGAACACGCACAAATTTTCGAGACTGAATCTTCTGATCGAGCATTTGAGGAAGAAACAATGCTTTCTGGCTTTGGAACCGCACCGGTTAAAGCTGAAGGAAGCGCAATTTCTTTCGATGATGCGCAGGAAACTTATACTGCACGTTATACGCATGAAACAATTGCATTAGCGTTTTCAATCACAGAAGAAGCAATAGAAGATAATTTGTACGATAGATTAGCGGCACGTTATACACGTGCATTAGCTCGATCTATGAGTCAATCAAAGCAGGTTAAAGCTGCTTCGATTTTGAACAACGCTTTTTCCACCAGTTATCCGGTTGGAGATGGTGCAGCACTTTGTTCTTCTTCTCACCCATCAATCAGCGGAAATCAAAGAAATCAGTTGTCTACGGCATCAGATTTAAACGAAACTTCGTTGGAACAGATGTTGATTGATGTTGCAGGTTTAACCGATGAACGCGGTTTAAAAATTGCAGTTCGTGGAATGAAGTTAGTTATTCCAAAAGAATTGCAGTTTATAGCAGAACGTGTAATTGCTTCAAACTTGCGACCAGGATCATCAGATAATGATGTAAATGCGGTAAACTCTATGGGTATGGTTCCCGAAGGAGCGGTAGTAAACCACTTCTTGACGGACACTGATGCCTGGTTTATCAAAACTGATGCGCCAAATGGTTTTAAATTATTCCAAAGAACTCCTATTCGTACAGCGATGGAAGGGGACTTTGACACTGGAAATTCTCGCTTTAAAGCTAGAGAACGTTACAGTTTCGGAGTATCTGACTGGCGTTGCGTATTTGGAACTGCTGGAGCTTAATTTAAAATTAAGTAATAAAAGAGGGGCGGCTCCTTGCCGCCCTTTTCTTTTTGGGTTACACTCTTAAAGTACATTTTTATCTAGGATTAATTTTCTTTATCGACTGACCTAGCAGACAAGCCAAGACGATAAAGTTTTTCTTTTAAGGAAAGTAATATGGCAAATTCAACTTTTAATGGACCAGTTCGGTCCGAAAATGGTTTCAAAACCATTGATGTAACCGCAGCAACAGGAGCAGTAACCGATGGTATGGTTATTAATTCTGATGGTAATATTTATACTGATGCTGGTGGACACATCCAATATGCAGCAGCAACTGGATATGGACCAGCTGATTTTATTGTAGGTAAAGGTGGGAGTCAATACGGTACGGTTGATCCTTATGCAGAAAGCTCTTCTCAGTTATTTCCACTAGGTAGCAGATTACTTTATGGTAATACTGTTTATCGTTATGGTAAAATGGGGGCAGGTGCAGTAACAGCCGGTAAATGTGTAACTCACGCAGCAGCGATTGCTCATCACCTCGATATGGCGATTACAGCAGACGTAGCAGCAGGTGAAACTGTAATATCTGTTGAAACTGGCGGTACTGACATAACAGAGGATCAATACGCAGGTGGCTATCTCTACGTTAATGATGCGACAGGTGAAGGTCAAATGCTTAGAGTAAAATCTAACCCAGCACACGATCATTCAGCCGATCCGTCTATTGAGATTACTTGTTACGATGATTTAGCAACAGCTTTAGAATCGGATGATACTAAAGTAACACTAATTCCTGATCCTAATAGTGCACTTATCGGTCAAGCTGCTACAACTACAGGCGCAACAATGGGCGTTACAGTTATGGACATGACAGCAGCCTATTATGGGTGGTTTGCAGTTTCAGGACCAGCCACAGTATTAACTTCAGGCACTTTAGTTGTAGGTAATCATGCAGTGCCACTAGGAGCAACTGGTGCAGTAGGACCAGCAGCGGGAGATGTAATACAAGTGATTGGTACAGTTATGATTGTTAATGTAACGACTGATTATTCACTAATTAACCTTACTGGTATTATCTAGGAGTAAATTATGGCCGGTTCTGATGTAAAGGCTGTTTTTATTACAGCAGATACTCAAGCTTTGGATGCTGATGGAATCTCAACAGCGGCAGCAGTTGGAGATGATGCGGCACTTACTTTAGGTGGTGCGTTAGCTTCTGGAGGTTCCTGTACCTTTGATGCTGGAAGAATAGTAACTATTCTAAGTGCTGGTGATGATAGCGGTATTTCGTTTACTGTTGCTGGGACAGACGTTAATGGGGATTCTCAAACAGAAAGTATAACTGGAGCTAATGCAGGTACTGCAACTGGTGCCAAGTATTTTGAAACTGTTACTGCCATTACGGCAGTAGGTGATCCGGCAGGAAACGTTTCTGCTGGGATAAATGCTTCTGCCGGTGATGTAGTCTTTGAGGGTAGAGTACGTTTACAGGGGTTATCCATTGTATGTTCTGGAACTGCGGGAACTTTAAGTTTTACAACCAGTACGCCTGCAGGCACATCACAAATGAAGTTAGGGTCAGTTGCCTCGGCAACAGTTACCCGTGATGTTACTATCCCGGACGAAGGGTTACTTTTTGGTAGTGGTCTTTATGTTCAATATACTGTTTCTACATTTGGGACTATGACGGTATTTTATGCCTAAAGGTTAGGATAAATTATGAGCCACATTTCTTTTTATACGGGGTTAGAAAAAGAAATTTGCGATGAAATTAAAGCTTGGTCGCAACATGCTTTGGAAAGCCCTAATGAAGAATGTGGCAATTTACCTGTTTGCGCCTATGCGCAACAAGCCTGGGAAAAAGATAAAGTCGGTTTTTCTTTTAAATACGAATACAGTTATCAGCCCCTATATACGTTAATCTCTACTTTTGAAGATAAGTACGATGTTGTCGTTTTAGTAGATCTAAAGTATGAGCGTGATTCTGAAAAATTCCACAACTATCTAGTCGATTTAAACGAAGCTATTTCAGAAAAATTTTTTATACAAGACGATATTTGGGTTATGGGTTTTCATCCAGCAGATGAAACAAATGAAACAATAGACGATGGTAGCTTTGAACCTCTAATACAGCAAGAATATGCTATGATATTTATACAAAGACTAGGAAAACTACAAAAATCAGCTAAAAAACTGCAAAAAAAAGGGTATTATAAATACTATTTCGGTGACGATAGTGCGCCGCATGTTTTTAAACTACGAGAATATTTTTACAACAAACTCTCACAGGAGGTAAGACAATGAGTAGAGTTAATTTAGGGACCGGTTCATCTAAGAATTTCCGCGGTGGCGGCATGGTTAAAAAAACCGGTGTTAAAAAATATGTTGCTGGCGGTATAGTCGCAGGAGCAGCTAAAGAATTAGGTAAAAAATCATTAAAAGCTGGTAAAAAGTTATTTGAGAAATCTACAAAACGTAAAGGCAGGCCGCCTAAAAGTAAAATGGCAAAAGCTAAAAGCCGAGTTAATTTGGGTGCAGCAGACCCTGCTTCAGCGGGTGGTTACGTAGCAGGTGGTTATGCGCTCGGTGATTCTGGTGAAAAACCTGTTAAAAAGGCATCGGGTGGCGAAGTATCTTTTACAGGGCGTCGAAACTCTGGGTCTTCTGGTCCGGGGCTAGGCGATGTTGCAGTGCTTGGTGCGATTTATGGTGCTTACAAGTATGGAAAAAGAGGCGCGGGTAAGAAAAAAGGTAAGAAAAAACCTGTTGAAACTAAAGAAATGCAGAAAATTTTAGACAAAGAATTGAAAAAACCTGTTAAAAAAGCAGCCGGTGGTGCAGTAAAAAATATACAAGACCCTCAAAAATTTGCTCCCATTGATAGATTAGGAATGACAGCGGAACAGAGAAGACAGCAAAGGGAGATGGTAAAGTCTTTTAGAGAATATTTTGCCAAAGATAAAAAGAAGAAAAAATAAATGGCTACTTCATCCTCAGTAAACTTTGAACTAGACGTAGCAAGCTACGTAGAAGAAGCTTTTGAGCGTTGTGGTTTAGAAGTGCGTACAGGTTATGATTTAAAAACGGCAAGACGTTCTTTGAACTTGCTTTTAGCAGATTGGGCAAATCGCGGTTTAAATCAATGGACTATAGAACAAACTTCAATTACTTTAGCTTCGGACATAGGTAATTATCCAGGCGGTAGTTTAACCATGACAGTTGGCGCAAGCGGCAGTTTTACCGTTGGTGAAACCATAACGGGTGGTACCAGTTCAGCAACTGCTTCAATAACAAGTTTACCTTCGTCTACCTCTATGGCTATTACAATTCCTTCTGGCACTTTTAGTAATGGAGAAACTCTAACAGGCGGCACAAGTGCCGCTACAACTACGTTATCTGCTGCAGTTGATTTAACTACGGTACAGAAAACTATTGATGTTTTATCCGTGGTAATTACTCGAGATAGCACGGATTACGGGCTAACTCGTTTGAGCCGAAGTGAGTATTTAAACATACCCAATAAAGCACAGTCCGGAAGACCTTCTCAGTTCTTTTTAGATCGTCAAGTTACTCCAAACCTTAAACTTTGGCCTGTTCCAGAAAATAATACGGATATTGTTAAGTTTGATCGTTTGGTTCGCATGGACGACGCAGATGATTATACAAACACACTACAAATACCATTTCGTTTTTACCCTTGTCTAGCCGCAGGTTTAGCTTATTACCTAGCTATAAAACGTGCGCCACAACGAATTGAATTGTTAAAAGCTATCTATGAAGAAGAATTTAATAGAGCTAGAGAAGAAGATAGAGATCGTGCTTCTTTGAAGATAGCTCCTAGTTTTAGTTATTACGGTGGTTAATTATGGCTAAATACGCAACTGGAAAAAATGCTTACGGAATATCAGATAGGTCTGGTTTTCGTTATCCGTTAAATAAAATGAAAAAAGAATGGACGGGTATGTTAGTTGGTTCTGACGAATATGAGCAAAAGCATCCTCAACTAGAGCCCGTACGTAAATTTTCTGATCCAGAAGCGTTAAAAGACCCTAGACCAGATAGGGTGGAACCGGTTGTTACGTATGTCGGTACACCTGTTTTATCTGAAAAAACATTTACTCCAACGAGAGCTTTTGCTGTTATTGGACAAGTTACGGTGACAACGACATGAGTTTTACTTACGCTACTTTAAAGACAGCAATACAAAATTATACTGAAAATGATGAAACTACGTTTACGTCAAATTTGGATATATTCATAAAAAACACAGAAGAACGTATTCTAAAAAATGCGAATTTAAGTCTTTTTAGAAAGAATGTTACTGGAACAATGACTTCTTCTAATCAATACTTAGGTAGTCCCAGTGATTTTCTAGCTCCTTTTTCACTTTCTTATACATCCAGCAGTGTTAAGAGTTTCCTGGATTTTAAAGATGTTAATTTTATACAAACATTTAATCCGAACAGTAGCACTACCGGAACACCGCGTTATTATGCTCAATTTGATGTAGACACCTTTATTATTGGTCCTACTCCTGACAGTAATTATGCTACGGAATTACACTATTATTACCGTCCGACTAGCTTAACTGCGGGTTCTGATAGCGGCACTACTTGGTTAAGTACAAATGCTACGCAAGCTATGCTTTATGGATCTCTTGCAGAAGCGTATACTTTTATGAAAGGTGAAGCAGATGTTTTACAAGAATACGAAAAACGATTTGCAGAAGCTATGGTTTCCGTTAAAATGTTAGGGGAGTCCAAAGAAAATAGAGATGAGTATAGGGATGGACAAGTACGCAGAGATAAACAATAAGGAAAGATATGTTTAATGTTGAAGTAAAAGCAGATATAAATAAAGTTGATGTTAGAACAACGGAATATAGGGGCTTTACTCCAGAAGAAATTGCTTCCCGCGCTGTTGAAAAAATAGTTTCTATCTCAGAACATGCTGACCCAATGGTAAAAGCGCAAGCAGAAGCTTTTAAAAGTAGGGTGTATCATGTTATTGTAACTGCTTGTAAAGATGCAATAAATAGTGATAGGACTACTATGTATAATCTTTTAACTAAACAAGGTCATGGTGACATGGCTAATATTTTAAGGAGTCTGTAATGGCTATATCTCAAGCTATGTGTACCTCGTTTAAGTCTGAGCTACTTCAAGGTATTCATAATTTTCATAATGGTTCCGGTGGTGGGACTACAACTACTACAGGAAGTGGCAATACATTTAAAATTGCTCTATTTACTTCTAGTGCAAGTTTAGGGGCAAGTACCACAGCATATTCTACAAGTAATGAAGTTTCAGGAACTAATTACAGTGCTGGTGGTAACTCACTAACTAATGTAGATCCATCTACTTCTGGTACTACTGCTTTGACTGATTTTGCAGACAGCACGTGGTCTACCGCAACAATCACGGCCCGCGGTGCATTAATTTATAATTCAAGCACAACAGCCGGATCAGCTAACAGAGCGGTAGCAGTTTTAGATTTTGGCGCGGATAAAACATCTACGTCAGGAGATTTTACAGTTCAATTTCCTGCAGCAGATGCTAGTAATGCTATTATAAGAATAGCGTAAGGAAATTCAGTGGCTACAGGTTGGGGAAGAAGTACCTGGGGCGACGATAAATGGGGTGTTACTTCCGCTATATTCAGTGTAACTGGAGTAG